GACCTACTACCGCAAGGAGCTGGAGGCGCTGAGCACCGTGGCCATTGCGGCTGCCCGGCGGGGGCTGCTGTAAATTTTGCTGCGGCGAATAAAGGCTGGATGAATGAGCACCCGGCCTTTTTGTGCTGCCAAAAAGTACGCAGTATTTTTGCGTTGAGGTTTGTGATAGGCTGAGGGAAAGAAAACCTCTCAGTCGCCTGCGGCACCAGACCGCATGGGTGCAAGCAGACGCAAAAGAGAGGGCCTTGCGACAGAGGGGAGGTGTGGCAATGGCTGAAAAGAAACGGGCGTACTGCAAAAACACGGTGCAGGGACGGCAGCGGGGCCGGAAGTACCCGCCCAAGTTCCGGGCCGAGGTGGTAATGGCCATGCTGACCACAAACTCCATCTGTGCGGTGGCGCGGCGGTACGGCGTACCGGAGAGCACCATTCGCACCTGGGTGGCCGAAGAGGCCAAGCGGGGCGACGCATGGGCCGAGGAGCGGCGGGCAGCGGCGCGGGAGATCGCACTGCGGGCCAGCCTTGGCACCCGGGCCCAGGTGAGCTATCTGCAGAGCCGGGTGGAAGAAAACCGGCGGGCAGCACAGGTGAGCCAGAAGCTGCACGCAAGGCTGGACGAGGCGGCCCGGGCCCGGGATTTTTCCATTGGGACCCTGCTGAAAAGC